ATCTACTATTACAAACGGAACTTATACGTATACTTTACCAAGTGCTACGGGTACAATAGCTTTAGTAGGTGGTGCAGGTGTAGGAACTGTTACAAGCGTCGCTGCTATTACTTTAGGAACAAGTGGTACTGATTTATCATCTACTGTTGCAAACGGAACTACAACGCCTGTAATTACTTTAAATGTACCTACTGCATCGGCTTCAAATCGTGGTGTTTTAAGTTCAACTGATTGGTCAACTTTTAATAATAAACAAGGTACAATAACGCTAACCACCACAGGCACTTCAGGTGCGGCTACTTTTATAGCAAATACGCTAAATATTCCAAACTATGCAGATGGCGGTATTTTGTCATTATCAGCTATTGGTGCAAGTCCAAACGCAAATGCTGCTACCATTACAGGCACAGTATTAAATTTAGAACCTGCATCAGCTTCATTTGGTGGAGTTGTTACCACAGGAACGCAGACTTTTGCAGGTGATAAAACGCTTACAGGTACTCTTTATGGCATTGGATTATCAATGACAGGCACAAGTGGTGATATTATTGGTAGTGTAGCAACATCTGGTAAGGCAATTAGAGGTACTGCAACAACAGGTTTTGGGGTGTATTCAAGTGCTACAACAGGTACGGCAATTTATGGTGAATCTACTGGGACTGGTGGAGCGGGTATTAATGGTACTGCTGGTAATGGCATTGGTGGATATTTTTTAAATAATGCAACAGGATTTGCAACTTTATATGTAACCAATAACGGCTCTGGAAATTTAGCAAATTTTAGTAATTCAGCAGGAACAAAATTCACGATAAATAATGCAGGTAATTTAGGAAACGGAACATACACCTATACGCTACCATCAGCCACAGGTACTTTAGCTTTGACATCTGCTTTGAGTGGTTACTTACCATTGAGTGGCGGTACGCTTACAGGAGCATTAAGTGGTACAAGTGCAAGTTTTAGTTCAACAGGATTTTTTGGAAGTGATATTTTTACCTATGTAAACGGAGGTATTTTCTTTAATGGACTTAGTTCTTATACAAGTGGCATATTTCAACAAAGCGGTGGTGCTTTAGCATTACAAACAGGAGGGACTCCAAGACTTACCATAGCCTCCACAGGAGCAGCTACGTTTAGTTCATCGGTTAATGCAAGTGGAGCAAAATCTCAATTTATTGCAAATGGTGGTAATAGTGCAGGAGCAGGAATATCCTTAAATACTACATTAACTACAAGTCCAACGCTTAGAAGAAATTGGGGGTTATTTACTGAAGACCAAGTTGAAGGTGACTTTGCAATTAAATGTTCTACGGCTGCAGGTGGTGATGCTAATTTAGGAAATGTAAGATTAGCAATATCAAGGGATGGTAACGTAGGTATAGGCACAACAAGTCCGACTGCAAAATTACAAATAACATCAACATCGGCAGGTGCAGCAAGTGTTGCATTATTTTTAAATAACAATAGTGCCACATCAAGCACTGAAACAAGAATAGCATTTGCAGCTAATACTAATGATGATATAGCAAGTAATAGATATTCATATATTTCAGCTTTAAATACAAGTGGAAGTAATGGTCAAGCATTAATTTTTGCAACAAATGAAACAGGTAATGCAGCAGTTGAACGTATGCGTATCACATCAGGTGGTAACGTTGGGATTGGCACAACAAGTCCATCCGTAAAATTTGAAGTGCAATCATCAGCTTCTAATTCTTTTTTCAGAAATTCAAGTACAACTCCAACAACAACATATATAACAGTTGTAAACGCCAATAATTCGAGTAATGGACTTGTAATGGCTCATATAAGCGATGGAACAGGGTACTTTGGCACACAAAATAGTGCGGATTTAAGGCTTGTTACTGGTGATACCGAACGTATGCGTATCACATCAGGTGGTACTGTAGGAATTAATACAAGTTCACCGAATACAACTTATAAATTAAACGTAAATGGTAATACTTATTTAATAGGTGCTTCAAGTACAAGTGGAGATTTTGCATTAATTATTCAAAATTCAGGTTTAAGTAGTTTATTTTCTGTAAGAAATGACGGAGTTGTAGGTGTTAATAATTTAGCTGGTACTGGAAGTAGGGCAGTGTTAGCAGATGCAAGTGGTAACTTATCTGCACCTGTTAGTGATATATCAGTAAAACAAAATATTGAAACTATTGGTTATGGATTAAATGAAATCATGAAAATGAATCCTGTTTGGTTTGATTTTATTGATGAATACAAAAACTTTGGCGAAGGCAGACAGAATGGTAATATCGCGCAAGAAATTGCAGAAATAATACCAGAAGCAGTATTTACAACTAAATCAACTGGTAAAATGGGTGTTAATTATGACCAGCTTCACGCAGTATATATTAAAGCGATTCAAGAATTAAAAGCAGAAATAGAAGAATTAAAAACATTAATAAAATAATATGGAAACAAACTTTCAATGGGTAATATCCCAACTTAATTGTGCAGTAGAATCAGAAGGATTAGCAAATGTAATTAATATGATACATTGGAGATATAACGCTATACAAGTAGATGGGGGCAAAACATATTTTTCAGAAACTTATGGAGCATCAAGCGTAGCTCAACCTAATCCTCAAAACTTTACACCTTATGCAGATGTAACAGAACAGGAAGTTATTAATTGGTTAGAAGAAATATTACCTGTTGAAGATATGAAATTATCATTAGAGAATAATATTGCTTTACAAATTAATCCAGTTGAAGTTGTATTACCTTTGCCATGGAATAGTGTTATTGAGCCGATAGAAGAGCCAATAGTTGAAGTTGCAGCTCAAGTTGAGACAATTATTGAGCCGAAAGCAGAAGAAATACCAGTAGAAAAATAATGAAAGACGTAGGATATAGTTTAAGGAAGGCTTATTACAATAAATTAAATGGTGCTGTTACTTTAAATGCAGTAGCCGTTCCTATTTATGATAATGTTCCAAATAAAGCAGTATATCCTTATATACAAATATCTAACATTAGTGTAGTTGATGAATCGACAAAAAGTAATTTTAATAGTAATTGTGTAGTAACAGTACAAGTATTTACAGGAACAAATGGAGCTACTTATTCTAAATTTGATGCAGATGCTATTACTAACTCGGTAATGCAATTATTAATAAATAGAAGCTCTCTTCCAGATGCAAGTCCAGATTTTAAAGTAATCACAAACAACCTTGAATCTACTGGATATATAGAAGAATTATACGATGGATTTTATGAAGTCAGAAAAGTAATAAGAATTAGAAATATAGTAGAACAATTATAAAATGGGATTAGTAAACGGAACAAACCTGGTATTATACGTATTAGATGGTGCAACAAATAAAGCATTTGGCCATTCACGTAGCTTTACATTAAATGTAGAAGCAAGTTCAATAGACGCAACTTCAAGAGATTCATCTGGATGGAGTGAGTTTATTATGGGAGCAAGAAGTTTTACCTTGGATTTTGAAGGTTTGACAAATTACGATGATGATATTGATCCAGCATATTTAGAATCAGCAGTAGAGAATAGAACAAAATTCTTTGTTAAATTTACGGATGACCTTGGAGGTTCTTTAGTATATAATGGCTACGTATATGTTAGTAGCTTAACTATTGATGGCCCAATGGAAGATATAGTTACTTACTCTGGAACTCTACAAGGAACTGAATTATTAGCATTAGCATTAGCATAAACAAATTATAAACAATTAAAATTAAAATAAAATGGCATTAATTAACGGAACAAATTTAGTAATTAAAGTAGGTGGTGTACCTTTGTTAAAGGCTACTACTGCTAGTTTAGAATTAACTGTAGATCTACCAGATGCAACCACTAAGGATTCTGCTGGATGGAGTGAGTTTTTCGCAGGTGTAAGAGGATGGACTTTATCTTCTGATGGTCTTATTGACTATGCAACTTCTGCAAGTGTAGAAACTGATGAACTTGTAGCATTGCTTATTGCTCGTACTGCTGTAGCTGTAACTTTCTCAACATCGACTGCTGGAGATATGGTATTAAGTGGTAATGCTTTCATTTCTTCTATCTCTCAAACAGCTGATATGGAATCACCATCTGGCTATAGCGTATCTTTCCAAGGAACTGGTGCATTAGCACAATCAGTAGTAGCCTAATCAATTTTTTTCTGACAGTAACCACAATTACTTAAAGAAAAATAAAATGAGTGCAGGATATATACAATTAGAATTAGGTGGTAAAAAGCGTGGTATCAAATTTGGTAATTATGCTTTAATGGAGTATTCTAAAATTAACGGTACTGGTGTTGTTGAGTTTAATGAGGAAAACCCTATTAAGCTATGTTCTGACTTAATCTATTGCGGATTAAAGAATAACTCTTATATCAAGAAGGAAATCATGGACTTTACTATGGATGATGTTTTGGTATGGGTAGATGATATGCCAATGAGCCAGGTAACGGATGTAATTAGCTTATTTGAAGAATCTGTAAAGACTTCTCAAGGTATAGTAGATATACAAGACGCAATGAATATAGATATTTCACCATCTAAATCTGTAAAGCCAAAAAAATAGCTTGGGAAGAGGTTTTAGACTTTGCCATAGGTGATGTTGGACTTCTTCCCGATCAATTTTATGATATGACATGGGTTGATTATAATAGATTTGCCTATGGTACTATCAAAAGACAAACGAGGGATTGGGAACATACTAGGTCATTAATTTCTATGATTTACAACTCAAATGTAACTAAGAAACAAGAT